GTTTTGGCATTGTCGCCAATCTTTGCGCTGGGTTATATGCTCGGCTTAAAATTATTGTAAACACCTAAAACCAAACTCTTATGGAAACGATTAAAATTAAAACCACGCATTTTGTAGATACGGAATTTAATATTCCAAAGTACTTTAAAATTATGCATCACTACCAAATGATTTTGGACAACGAAAATTATTTGTTTGTCAAGTCTCGTTTAGAAAATACATTACTTATTTATCCTGAGATTTCAATCCATCCAATTAGCTATTCGGCTGGGCGATGGTACGACGAAACGATTAAACAGGAATTAATTCCAATTAGTGAGCAAGAGTTTAAAGACGAGTTTACAAAAGCAAGTGTTGAACTATTAAACTATTTGAATTGATGGAATCGACCGACTCACAAAACGCACTTATTAAGGGATGGCTATTAAATGGCCATTCCCTTACTCAGCTGGAGGCGCTTACCCAGTTTGGATGCTTTAGGTTGGCCGCTAGGATTGCGGACCTTAAAGACAAAGGTTTAGACGTAGTGACCCACATGGTTACTTTGGAAAATGGAAAACGAGTTGCACGTTATATTTTAAAGCCATGACACCAAAAGAAAAAGCAATAGAAATCTATACTAAAATGTTTAATCAAATTTATAATTCTTATTCAACTGATTTTGTAGTAAGGCAATGCGCTTTAATAGCAGTAAATGAGGTTATAAATTCGCTTAAATCATTTGCTGAATCTGACGACTGGAAGCAAGTTAAAGAAGAAATCGAAAAACTATGAGACGAAAAAACCTAACTGAATACGAAAAGCAGCTAATTTTTGAAAAATGGCAAGACCGTACACCGACAAAGGTAATTGCATTGGAAATGGGGGTTAGTTATATGTGCATTTATTACCAACTAAAGAAGCGTTACCTCGTTGGATAATTCAAAAAGTTTTATATTTGTGTATTGAAATGGAATATTTGAGAGGTCGCAGCCTTAAATATTTCATAGGTTTATAACCAACTGGCCCCGACGACTGCGACACGTTTGGGGCCTTTTTATTTATTATGAACGGTAAAAAATCCTTTGTCCTTTATACCGACCAAAAAGAGGTATTCGACGAATTAACAGACGAAGACGCTGGCAAGTTAATAAAGCATATTTTCGCCTACGTTAACGACGAGAATCCAGATACAGACGACAAGTTTGTGCGCCTAGCTTTTCTACCCATTAAGACCCAGTTAAAAAGGGATTTAAAGGTTTGGGACGAAAAAAAGTATTTAAGATCAGAGGCTGGAAAAAAGGGAGGTCTAGCAAAAGCTAGCAATGCTAGAAATGACCTAGCAAATCCTAGCAATGCTACAAATTCTCTAGCAAACCTAGCTGTTAATGTAAATGGTAATGTTAATGTAAATGATAATGTTAATGTAAATGGTAATGTAAATAAACAAATAGGCGCGAGCGCTCTTTTTTCTTTGGAGGATATCTTTAATGATTTTATAAAAGAAAAGCCTTTAAAACGACCTTACTTTGAAAGAATGGCAGAGGTACATTCGACGGATTCGGATACGATTGAAAAATTGTTTAAAAAATGGTCGGTTTTAAAAGAAGGCGAAAGCATGACCATCGCCAAGGCGGAGAATAGTTTTAATCTTTACCTTGGCAATAATTTAAAAACTAGTTACAAGCCAGCGGAAAAGTCAAAAACCTACAACGTTTTCGACGAGCTTTACGAGGATTTACAAAAACAAAAACTTTTAAAAAATGGATGAGATAATTTTAACGCACCTCCGAAAAATGGAGTTTGTTTGTGGCCTTAAACAATTTAAGGAATACAAAAAAGAAGAGGCAAACGAATTACTTGGATGCCTTAGCAAATTATTTGGCTCTTATGGCTGGATGACTGAAGACCGAGTAAACTACATTCTCCATGCTGGTATGCGTGGCCAATACGGCGATTTTTACCACGTTAACGAAAAGACGGTTAGCGTTTGGATTAATCAATATTATGCGCACCACCAAAGCCAAATCGTACAGGAGGTCCAAGCTTTAAACAACAAAGAAAAGGAGCCAACAAACGAAGAGATTGCGTACTGGATTGAAGTTGGTAAACAAACGTTTCGAGACAATTACTTGGAGGCCAAACAAACTGGAAATTGCAAGCACCTTGCTGACTGGGGGATGTACTGGTTTAACAAGTTCCAAGAAAAAGGAATTTTAAAACCTTGGGAGTTTAACGTTGAAGAATTAGAAAGCGACGTGCGTAAGGAATTGCGGTTAACAACCAGGTACGTTGAAGAGTCAACAGTTGGCGCCAAGACAAAGAATAAGATTTGGAAATTGTTTATTTTACAGGCAATTAAGGACGGAAAAAACTTAGATCAGTTGATATGAGACACGGCTCTTTGTTTAGCGGAATAGGAGGCTTTGATTTGGCCTCGGAGTGGATGGGATGGGAAAACATATTCCATTGCGAATGGAATGAATTTGGACAAAAAGTTTTAAAATATTACTGGCCTAAAGCAATAACTTACAATGATATCACCAAGACAGATTTCACTATTCACCGAGGATCAATTGACATCCTTACAGGTGGATTCCCTTGCCAACCATACTCAACCGCTGGGAAGCGACTTGGTAAAGAAGACGAGCGCCATTTATGGCCCGAAATGCTTAGAGCAATTCGAGAGATTCAACCGAGCTACGTCGTGGGCGAAAACGTTCGCGGCCTTGTTAATTGGAATGGAGGGTTGGTATTCGACGAGGTGCAAGCTGATCTGGAAGCTGAAGGCTACGAAGTCACACCGTTTTTACTTCCAGCTTGTGGCGTCAACGCCGTCCACAGAAGGGACAGAATTTGGTTCGTTGCTTTTAAAAACTCCAACAAAAATGGATGGGGAAGTAAGCTCAGGCAAAGCGAACCCAGTGAGTGGGAACAGTGGGACATTGGCTCAGGAGATAATGAGCGGATACAAACCGACAATGGAAAAACTTGGGATGCTTCCGACTCCAACTTGTATGGATGCAACGAATGCAACTGCAACAATGAAATCAACACAAGTGAAAGAGGGATCAATGCATTCGGTGACATTAACAAGAGCGATGTTAATGGGGATGCTTCCAACTCCGATGGCATCGGATGCGACAACAGGGGCGATAATTGGGAAGAACGATATATTTGTAGAAACGAAGGGTTTACCGAGAAAAATAAATCAGAATGGAACGGATGGCAGCGTGGGACTGGGGAGATTAGTTCAAATGCTTCCGACCCCGATGGCTTCGGATTGCGGAGACAAAGTAACAGGATTGGAAACTCAAGACTCATTGGTAAAAATAGCAAGGGAAATAACTGGCAAAACTTCCCAACTGTCTCCCCGATTTGTGATGGAGATGATGGGATTTCCAACAGACTGGACTCTATTACCTTTCCTAAATGGAGAAACGAATCAATAAAAGCTGGAGGAAACGCAATCGTGCCACAAGTAGTTTATCAAATATTTAAAGCAATAGATCAATACAATCAATTAAACAACCAGTTAACATTATGAGCAAGATTTACGGCGGTAACGCAAAAATTATTCAAACCAAGTTTGGCGAAATGACAAAGATTAGCCAAAGCCGTAGCGACTTAGAAAAGCTATTGGCATATCTAAACGCAAACGATTCAGAATGGGTAAACCTAGTATTAAAGGAAAAGCAAGAAAAGGTTGAAGGCAAGCCAACTCACTACTTGGAAGTTGACGATTGGAAGCCAGTACAAGTGGCAAATAAGCCGACAGAGAAAAGAATTGTTGAAACGGATAATTTGCCCTTCTAGATGAAAAAAAATGATTTGTACGCAATCTTTGCGGCGCTAGTAGGCATTGCCTTACTGGCGTTGCTAAAGGTTTCTAGCTTGTTGCTTTTTATGGTTGCCTTGGCTTTATGGACTTTAGCCTGGTCTTGGGTTTACAAAAAATGTAAATGATTCAGTTTAAAATTAACGAAAAGCCTTTAAGCGTAAATTTAGCTTGGCAAGGTAAGCGTTATAAAACGCCAGCTTACAAAGATTACGAAAAGGCAATGCTTTTGCGTATGCCAGCGTCAAAGGTGGACCCAGCGCAAATGCTTAGAGTTGAATTTTTCTTTGGATTTAGCAACCAAGCCAGCGATCTAGACAACCCAGTTAAATTGCTTATGGATATCGCGCAAAAGAAATATGGCTTTAACGATAAAAACGTTTTTGAGTTGAACGTTCGTAAATGCCTGGTTGACAAAGGCGACGAATTTATACAAATGGGGATTTATAATTTATTGC